TCAGATACTCATAATTATGATATCTCACATCGTCCTGCTCTCCCACTAAATAGGCTTCATCTATCAAAATGTACCCTTTCCTGCGGACAACACTTTTCAGCTTATTCAATGTCTCTATCGGCTCACCTAAAACATCACCGACTGCACCCAGAATTGCAATATCATATTCACGTTCGGTCTTTACCGAATCATTAATATCCTGAACCACAAATTCACACAGATGCTCAACACCATACTCTTTTGCTTTCGCTCTGGCCTCTTCAATAAAATCAGGGAGCAGATCAATTCCCTTTACCCGGATGCCCAGCTCCTTGCACAAAGAAACAGACACCGCGCCTTTGCCGCATCCCAGATCTATGATTTTCATCCCGCTAAAAATATCAATATTGTCCTTAATTAAGCTGGTCATACCGCACGGGCTGCTTCCAAGCTCCCAAATATCCTGAAGTAAATATGGTAAATACGGAAGCAATTCGGTTGTTTCTGCTGTAAGTGATCCTGCTAATTTTTGTTCGGTTTTATTGTTCTCATTCATTATTCTATCCTCCAATTTGATGTTTTGTTTATTGTATCCATAAAAAACATTTTCACGGAGGACCACGAACCAATGTCAGGTTTTAGCAGGGAGGTCTTGTATAATTCATAATATCACCACCAAATTCTCATTTTATTACTCAAGTATACCAGAAAATCTCATAGATTAAAACACTAAAATTCCCCTGTCATCATATACACTTCCACCACTATCCACCTCATTCCGAATAGCCCGGTCCAGTGCCATTACCGTTGCCACCGCACCGTCTATCTTCTCCGTGGACTTCTCCTTATCCGGCTTAATATTCCCCGCCGGGTCCTGCCGGATGAAAATATTATCCATCATCCAACGGAGTACCGGATGCCCGCTATGAGATAACCGTTTCTCCAGGGTCAGTTCCATCAGCCGCTTAGACGGCGGTGACATATCCTTAAATCCCTGCCCAAACGGAACTACTGTAAATCCCAAGCCTTCCAGATTCTGTACCATCTGCACCGCTCCCCAGCGGTCAAAAGCAATTTCTTTGATATGGAACTGCTTCCCAAGGTCATCAATGTACTTTTCTATAAATCCATAATGGATAACATTCCCTTCCGTGGTTTCCAAAAATCCCTGCTGTACCCATACATCATATGGTACATGATCACGCCGCACCCGAAGCCGTATATTTTCTTCCGGTATCCAAAAGAAAGGTAAGATAATATATTTCTCTTCCTCACTTCTCGGCGGAAATATCAGAACAAATGCCGTGATGTCAATTGAACTGGATAAATCCAGACCGCCATAGCACTCCTTTCCCTTTAAGGCTTCCACATCCACTGGAAAGTTACAAGCATCCCATTTATCCATCTGCATCCACCGGGTAGACTGTTTCACCCATTGATTCAGCCTGAGCTGCCGGAAAATATTTTCCTCTGCCGGATTGTCTTTTGCACTTAAATAAGCATTCCGCACCTTCTCAATATCAATCGTATATCCAAGAGACGGATTCGCCTGATGCCAGACCTTTTCCGAAGACCAATCCTCATTTTCGGAAGCCCCATATATGACCGGATAAAAGGTCGGGTCAATCTTCCTTCCAAGCAGAATATCCTCTGCCTTTTGGTGCTGTTCAAAACACACGGAATTCCGGTCATTCCCTGCTGTGGTAATCAAAAAGAACAGTGGCTGTGTCCTTGCATCACCAGAGCCTTTCGTCATGACATCGAACAATTCCCGGTTCGGTTGGGCATGAAGTTCATCAAATATAACCGCATGGACATTCAGTCCATGTTTGGTATAGGCTTCTGCAGAAAGCACCTGGTAAAAACTATTGGTAGGCTTATAGACCAACCGCTTCACAGACATAACTGGCTTTATCCGCTTTTTCAATGCCGGGCACTGATCCACCATATCCACAGCCACATCAAATACAATAGATGCCTGCTGCCGGTCCGACGCACAGCCATAAACCTCCGCACCCCATTCCCCGTCTCCGCAGGTCATATAAAGGGCAATCCCGGCCGCCAATTCTGATTTCCCATTCTTTTTCGGGATTTCCACATATGCTGTGTTATACTGCCGGTACCCACTCTCTTTTACTGTACCAAAAATATCCCGGATAATGGTATCCTGCCAGGGAAGCAGCTCAAAAGGGACGCCACGCCATCTGCCTTTCGTGTGTTTTAAGCAATTGATAAAATTGACCGCATGTTCCGCTTTAGGCTCATCAAACATTAGCGGCCACCACCTTTATAAAGAAGCAATTCCATGGCATCGTTCTCTTTATCTTCTCCGGTATCTGCCACAATCCGGCTCCGGGCCGCCGGGGTCATACCAAACTGCTCACAGAACTTATTCATGATTTTCAGATAAGTCTGTGCAATGGAAACCTGCGGTACCTGCTGCCAATAGCCGGATGGTGTTTTTACAATGGTTCCATGCTGGGTAATAAACTCCTCTGCCTCTTTCCACCGGGCATAAGCCTGGCAGTATCCGGAAAAAGCAGCCATATCAATCTCCGTCAGAATCCCAAGCTGTTCCATCTGCTTTGCCATCCGCTTCCACTCTTTCTTTGCTTCCTCCACCAGCCAGGAAGGGCAGCGTGGAGCCTTTTTCCTCGGCTTTGGCTCCTGCGTATTCAGACTCCGTTTCCCTGGATTTCCTTCCAACACCTTTATTGCTGTTGGCTTTGGTTTTCTGCCGCTCTGTGCCACTGGCTCCACCTCCTTCCCGTTAAATCTTTCCAACAACGAAAAAAGACTTCCGAAGAAGCCCTTTTCCATCATTTTTTAAGTGTTAAGATAATATTCTTTTGCCCGTTCCAAGCACCATTGTATAGCCCTGCCGCCATCCGGAAAGTTCTGCCTGGCTTCCTCCTGAAAGGAAATCCGGCATTCCACAATATCGCTTCCGGTCTCTTCCGGCATTTCAGCAAATTCATAAATATCTGCCTGAAAACCGCCTGATTCTAAAATATCTGTGGCAAATACCAGCGGACCATATTGTAAAACTGTCCCCGCCCCGCTTGTCATCATTTCCTGCAACTGCTCCATAGTGGTGAATTCCTGTGTGTTTTTCATCTGAAATGTCCTCCTTTTGTTTTGGTAGTGACATGTTACCTCTGAACACACTTATTATCCAGACAATTAAGAGGCATAAACTGCACAATCATTGTACCTGCGTGCTGTGCAATTTATCGGTATCTACTCTGCCTTCCTGTACAAATCAATCCCATATACCAGATTCAGACATCCGCCGGAATCCCACTTTACCAGAAGGCTGCCGCTATCATCCACACCCATGACCGTTCCCTTTGTTCCGATATCCGGTGCCTGCGGATCCAGCATACGGAGAAGCTCTATGCGGCATCCTGACGGATACTCCCTTTTCAGTCTCTGCACCAGCTCTTCACGGCTTTCTCTAGAAATCTTTCTAGTTGAACTGTCCCTCAGCGCCTGTTCCAACACTGAACCGTCAAACCCAGATTTCCGGTAAGCCTTCTGGATAATTTCATAATACCTCTGGCTCGGAATCCCAAGCTGGTACTTCTCATGCATGATATAAACCATGGCATTCTCAACCCTGCTATCAACCACAATCTCCATTTCCTTCTTGTAATAGAAAGATGGATATCCCTCATAACGGTCAAGATTTCTCTCATCCCGATCTCCAATTTCCCAAACCAGAACCGGAACCTGCCTCTGTTCCATAGGTTCGATGGTGGCATAAACTCCTGTCTTAGAACCTTTAAATAAAAGCCGATAGTTCTCCACCGCCGAATTTCCAAATAATCTGGCTGTTGGGCAGCGGTGCTTCATTTGTTCCGCATCCATATTGCTCCCATAAGCAATGTACAATTTCCTCATGTTTAACATCCTTTCCTGAATTATAGTGAGGTTTTCCTCCTACCACCTCAAGGGCGGTAAACCGCCCGGTGTAGAAAGGTATGTAAATTTATGCCCCATATCTCCATGCAGAATTCCCTTCCAGGTTCTTAAGGAAATGCAGGCGGCAGGTCTTAAATTCATCTCCGATAAGTCCCAACCGGAGCATCCAGCAGCGGAAGGCATATTTCTCATTATCCGTCTCCGTCCTGCGAGACGATGCCTTTTTCTGCACCAGCGCCTGATGGGTAACCGCCAGGCAAAACTGTATGTAGGCTTTTACTTCTCCGGCATGGAGGGTGCTGTTGAAAATTCGGAATTCCACTGTTCCCTTTGTAAAGGTAGCATGGAGGTTCAGCCCATGGTAGCGGGTCCGGTTGTAATGTCCGCTTTGGTCACTGCCCGGCTCCTGTGCATACCAGATTGTTTTCAATTCCCTCATGGTTTTCGGCTTTTTCCGGTTGATGGTCTGAATCAATTCCTCATTCACCTTTTTACAATACCAAAGCCGCTCCTGTTCAATCCGCAGGGCTTTGTAAAGTATGTCTTCCTTGCTCGCCATAATGTTTACAATATTCCGCAGGGTCTGCGGGGTAAAGTGGCTGGCATCCACATGGATGTGAATCCCGCACTTTTCATTTACTAATGCCTTTTTATGACGAAGCTGGCGGATGATTTCCTGCAAATCAGGAATGTCCTCATAGGTAAGGATAGGGCTGACAATTTCCACCTTGTAGGTATCATCCGCTGCCACAATCCTACCCTGCTCCTTTTTCTGTGCAATAATGCTGGAATCGTAAGTGGCTTTCCACTCCCTGCCCTTCCGGTCTTTTGCTCCGTAGGTTTTGTAATAAGTTCCGATGAAATAACTTTCTGTCCCAAAATATCCGGCAATCACCTCTGCCGCTTCTTCCCTTGTAATTCCTGTCATTTCAATCTCTACACCGAATCTCTGTGCTTTCATATGGTTTGACCTCCTGATGTGTTTTTGGTAGTCTATTAATCACTCTAAAAGCACATTTTATCCAGTCAATCCGCAGCTATAATCTGCACAAAAATTCAGGAGAAATTCATCCGCTAATCGTGTGTTTTTGCCGCTTCCTTCTATGGTATATATAACCGTCCAAACTATGTCTTTATGCTGCTTCTGTCGGATTAGTTTTCTCCGCTCCGGTTCCGGTTTCCTCCAAAATTAAGTTATTAACACTTTCTACAAAGGCATCTGCCTCCACTTCTTCCCGTTCCTGTGCCTCTTGCTCTGCCTGTTTCCTTGACCTCTCCCTCTGTTTCGTACGTATTTTTGCCCGCTCAATATCCGCCTGTGTGCGGAAAGCAGAATGCCCGCTCAAATTCTCCATCAGGACATTACGGCTTTCTTTCATACCCTTTCCGCCGAACCCAATTCGCAGGAGCCAAATCCGCATATAGTATTTCTCGTTTTCTTCTATCCGCTCCTCCGGGTCAATCCGTTTCTGGTCCTTCGCCTGTCTCACCATAGCTGCTGCTAAATCGGCATAGGCTTTTACCTTAACTTCATCTGTGGTAAATGGAAAACAGAAGGTGATTTTCTGTTCTTTCAGCCGGATACCTTTATTCTCTGTATCATAAACATGGATAGCGGAAGCCAGACTTTCTAAGCTTTCAAATTCATTCCCCTGCATCTCCTCTACTAATCCGTCACTAATGACAAACGCTTTCTCCCCGACAGATTTGTTGATCAGGTACTTTCTGCTGTGGATAAGGAATAACAGATTTTTCAGATTCAAAGTATCCATTCCCTCCAGTGAAAAACTCACCATCAGCTTATCCTCATCCGCTTCCGGTGCCTCTATAAATCCTCTTTCCTTAAGACCAGCTTCTACTAACGTTCCTAATTTCTCGTCTTCTGTTTCCACTTCTCCATTTTTTTCGATGTAGCAATCTCCGACCTGATACCTACAGGAAGGAACTCCCAAATACTTGGATGGACATCCTGTAATGTCGCTGACTGCTTTGACAATCTCTTTTCTGTTTTCTGCATTTGTTCTAATTTTCATTGCGGTACCTCCTTGTTTTTTGTACTACATTAATCACTCTAAAGGGCTGTAAAGTCAAGGAAATACTTCGTTTTTTCCATCTTATTTTTTCTCCTCATTTTCTTTCCCAGACCGGGATTCCGGCAGTGCCATAGCCACCGCATATGCCACATTCACAGTCACTGCATTTCCAGCTTGTTTATATAGCTGGGATTCGGAACAAACAGCCGCCGCCCTGTCAAACAACTCATCTGGAAAACCCTGCAGCCGGAAGCATTCCCTTGGAGTGAGCCTGCGGATTCTGCCATATTTCGTGACAGTTCCCATACTGCATGATGTATCTAAGGTCTGGGAACAGCTTTTCCCTACCCGCCCTCTTCTGGTGGAACTTTTCGGATAAGCGAGACAGATACTATCTCCTGGTAAAGCTACATCATAACCTTGCTTTGTGCTATTTCTCACTTTTATTGCAGATAGGTTAATTTCTTCTTGACCGCTGTTACATAGGTATACACCATGTCTGTCCTGGCCGGTGAGTGTGAACATCGGTTCCTCATCTTCTTTCATCCGTCTGCCATTCTGCCGCTTTTCCATCCTGTCTGGTGTCAACACTGCATGGGTTTCCAAAACCCCGCTGTTTTCCCCCGGATGGTTCACGATTCCTGCATTATACCTAGCATTCAAACACCGGGCATTTTCCGTAATTTTTACTTTTGTCCGGCATCTGTCAATGAAATACAATCCAGTCTTTGCTCCCATGCCGCCGCCATTAGCACCCAGGGTTGCCGATACTCCAGCCGGGTCATATACCCGGTAGCCCTGCATTCCTCCTACAATCTGCTTAAGAGTTCCGCTGCTTTCCGGGCTGACAGGTAGTACCGCTCCGGCACCTCTGCTTCTAAGACCTGCGACAATAAACACACGCTCTCTGTTCTGCGGGACTCCAAAATCTTTGGAGTTAAGCACCTGCCAGCTACAATCATACCCTGCCTCGTCCATTTCAGACAGAACGGCGGCAAAATCGAATCCGCCATTAACCGATAGCAGGTTCTTAACGTTTTCAATGAGTAGGTATGTGGGTTTATCACCTTCTTCTTTGCCTTTGACGAGGTCAATGATGTTGTAATAGATTCCACTTCGTTTTCCTGACAATCCACGTTGCTTTCCGGCAATGGAAATATCCTGGCACGGGAATCCGAAACACCAGATATCGGCGTATGGGATTTCTTCCGGTTCCAATTTTGTGACATCATATGATGCCCACTCTCCTTCCGTATCGTACATGGCTTTATAAGAAGCCCTGGCAAATTTATCATACTCGCAATACCCAACGCATTTATGTCCGGCGGATTCCAGTCCAAGCCGGAATCCGCCTATCCCGGAACATAAATCAAGGAAGGTCAATCGCTTCATCGGCGCCACCTTCCCTGCTTAACTCTTCATATGCAGTTTTCTTTCCATTGCGGATTACAAACACATCTTCTTTCGAACCTTTTTGTTCCATATATCTATTTACAATTACATCTGCGTATTTCTCATCCAATTCTGCCATATAGCAGATACGGTTCGTTTGTTCACATGCCACCAGCGTAGAACCGGAACCTCCAAAGGGATCAAGTACAATGCAGTTGCTCATACAAGAATTCTGAACCGGATATGCAATTAAACCCACAGGCTTGCTGGTTGGATGGTTTTCTGATTTTCTTGGCCGGTCAAACTCCCAAATCGTAGTCTGCTTCCGGTCGGAGTACCAATTGTGTTTTCCGCCTTTTTTCCAGCCAAACAGGATTGGTTCATGCTGCCACTGGTATGGGCTTCTCCCTAACACAAGACTCTGCTTCTTCCAAATACAGGTGCCGGAAAGATAAAAGCCTGCTGCCTTGAATGCTTTACGGAAATTCAATCCTTCCGTATCTGCATGGAATACATAGATAGAGGCATCCTGCTCCATATGCTGTTCCATGTTAACAAATGCAGCGAAAAGAAACTGGTAGAATTTCTCATCCTCCATGTTATCATTCTGTATTTTTCCAGCAGTGCCTTCATAATCGACATTATATGGTGGGTCGGTTACCACCAGGTTAGCCTTCTGCCCATCCATTAACACATCGTAGGTTTCCGGCAAGGTGGAATCCCCAACCACAAGGCGGTGCCTGCCGAGCAGCCATATATCTCCCTGCTTTGCAACCGCAGACTTTTCCAACTCCCCATCTATATCAAAATCATCTTCCGTGATTTTCTTATCATGCACGGAATTAAAAAGCTGTTCAATCTCCGGCGGTTCAAAACCAGTAAAGGATACATCAAAATCGGATCCCTGCAATTCCTGGATCAAGTCTGCCAGCAGTTCCTTATTCCATTCACCCGTGATTTTATTCAGAGCAATATTAAGAGCCTTTTCTTTCTGCTTATCTACATCCACCACAATACAGTCAATTTCTTCATAACCTAAATCCCTTAAAACTGTCACTCTCTGGTGTCCGCCGATGATAGTCAAGTCAGAATTTACGATGACCGGCTCCACATATCCAAACTCCGAGATGGAATTTTTGATTTTCTCATATTCTTTATCACCAGGCTTCAGCTTCTTTCTTGGATTATAAGAAGCCGGAACCAAGTCAGCTATTTTGATTTTCTTAAATTCCATCCTCATCCCTCCAGAATCGCTCTTTGATATAGCAGTCATGGCTGCAATATTTCCTCCGGTTATCCCCGTAAGCCTCAAATACTTTTCCGCAATGGGAACAGGTCTTAGTATAAATTGCATTCCGCTTTGCTGCTTCCGGGTGCATCTTCCACCATTGTCTCCGGCATTTATCTGAGCAGAACCGTCTCGGCCTGCCGCTTTCCGGTTGTATGATTTCTTTGCCACAGCAGACACAGGCTTTTCCCTTTGCTAACCGCTCTTTCAGATTCTGCGCAGTGGCCTGGGCAAATCCCTCCATGCCATTTGCCTTGCAATAATTTCTGACAATGTCACGGGAAAGGCCAAGTATAGAAGCAATGGAACGGTAACCTGCCCCCTTCATCCGTAATTCCTTTATTTGTACCGCCTGTACATCTGTCATATCCTTTCACTCCTGATTAAAGAAAAAGCCGGTAAACCATCAATTTCTAATGATTTTCCAGCCTCAAAACACCGGATTTTCTATAATTTTTGGCAAAACTTTTTGCCCACAAAACTATAGAAATCCTATGTCTATGTAAAAAATATACCTTGCTTCCTATCCCCCTTGTTTATTTCTGCGAAAATCCACAGATGAGGGGGCGGCGGTTTCCACGGGACAGGGTTCTGGAGATTTGCCCTCCCCCTACCCTCTGCGGTTTCCACAGACCCTGTCATAATCTGCACAACTCCCGAAAGAAATCTTTGTTCAGTTTATAGCTTCGAATTGACTGGATAATCTCCGCAATCCGATTTAACATGGCACTACCAAAAGAAAAGGAGGCAAATAAATATGCAGACAAAGAAAATGAAAGTCCTTTATTCATCCAAGAGCCGCTCCGGTTCTTACATCGGGAGCAGTACATATATCACCACGCCTAAAATATCCATGGAAGGAAAATGGCTGGATTCATTAGGCTTCCACATCGGAGATGCCATTGAAGTATCTTACGAAGAAAATTGTATCCGTATCTCTCCTGTACCACAACAGCCAGCTATGGTTTGTGAAGCTCCCCCAAAGTACAAGACCAGCAAACACAAAAAGGAGCAGTGATGTTTACCCCAAAGGAACACATCCTGCTCACCTCTTCTTATTTCAAGCTCATCCGCAAAACAGATGATTTCTACGAAATCCAATCCAAGTGTACCAAACATTGCTGGATCATCCAAAAACCTTATTCTTTCCACCGCCATCCTGTCCGCATTTATCATAAACACAATAAGAAAATCCCCTATTACCACAGGCACGGATACTCTTACACCATTCACTCTGCCATTCGCCAGATAAAAGACCATGACGCATATGTCTTACAAAGCAATCAACTAACTCTTGTCTAAAAGAAAAAGTCTTGGAATTGGTTTCCAGGGCTTCTTCCTGTTAATATCTGTATTCCTGATAACGATCCTCTGTCATGGTTTTATGGTCATGGCAGTTTTTGCATAATGGCTGCCAGTTAGATTCATCCCAAAACAACTGCTCCGCCCCACGATGGGGAACGATATGATCCACTACGGTTGCCCTGACGAATCTCCCCTGTGCCTTACACTTCTCACACAATGGATATGCTTTCAGATAACGGCTCCTGGCTTTCCGCCATTTGCTGTCATATCCCCGGCCGGAAGACGTCACACGGTCATGGATATGTAATTTCGCATGTTCCACACAGTACAGCCCTTCCGTTAACTCCGGGCATCCCGGATGTCGGCACGGCTTCTTTGGTTTTCTTGGCATCCTTTTACTCCTTCCGATTGTACTTTGCAGACAGTAAAATTTTTATCGGCGGAGTGAAAGGATAAAATCTCCGCCATATAAAGTCAAAAGAAAAAGCCTCATGGATTCCTCCACAAAGCTCCTTACAGTTCTTCACAGCCTAAGAATAACATAGGTTTTTCAGAGAATCAAGAAACCAATCCGGTAGTCTTTCCCAACTTCTGCTTAACCAGGATTGAACCATCAGCTCAAAAGATATTGCTCCTCATGCTTTTCCCGCAATTCATACAATAATTGAAGCTCACTCATAGCTTTCTTCCTGTATTTTGTCAGCATGGCTTCGCTGACCTGATACTTCCCCGCCATTTCTTTCCATGGCATTTCCAATACCACCATGTCATATATCACTTCGGGCAGCCTTCCGCTCAACTGCCGGATTGCAGATTCAAAAAACTCTATTTCTTCTTTTACTTCCTGGTATTGGCGGAACAGGAAATCATACCAGTCATCATTCAGCGTTTCAGCCACCTTGCGGTAATAGATAGCAGTTTTCCCTGTTGTATCCGTGATGCCGCTTTTCTGTACCCGGTCTCCTCCTGGTTTGGAAAAGCACATGGATTCTATCACCTCATCATCGGAAACCCCTTCAAAACGTATCAATTCGTGTGCCAGCATCAGCCGGTCCTTTTTCCACTTCCCATACTCTTTAAACAAATTTTCCACATCCATCCCGGATACCTCCTATCCTTGCCTTCATCGCATGAATCAGTGCAGACTGCCCGCAATCTTTCAGCTCTAACGCCGCCATTACCTTCTCATCCAGTGTATTTTTTGCAATTATATGATGGATAACTACAACTTCCTTCTGCCCCTGTCTCCAAAGCCGGGCATTTGTCTGTTGGTACAGTTCCAGTGACCAGGTCAGCCCAAACCACACTAAAGTGGAGCCTCCTGCCTGCAAGTTCAACCCATGCCCGGCAGACGCCGGATGGATAAGTGCCAATGGAATCTTCCCATCATTCCAATCCTGGAAATTCTCCGCTGTATCCAGTTCCACTGCCTGAAAGCGTTTCTGTATCCGTAACTTGTCATGCTTATACCAATAAGCTGCCAGCACAGGTTTCCCATTTGCTGCTTCCAGCAAATCCTCCAAGGCATCCAGCTTCCTGTTATGAATGTATTTTACCTCCCCATTTTCATCATAAACTGCACCATTTGCCATCTGTAGCAGCTTGTTAGAAAGAACTGCCGCATTCCCTGCATCCACATCCCCATCTTCAAGGGGAAGCAGCAGATCTTCCTCCAATTTCCGGTACAGTCTCATCTCTTTCTCATCCAACGACACATCAACCTGGCTATATATGCATTCCGGCATTTCCAAATAATCCGTTGTCTTCATGCTGATGGCGATATCGGAAATTAGCTCATAGATTTTTTCCTCTGCACCTTCTCTTAGTTTATAGGAATACACCATCTCCCGGCTCCGTTTATCCGGCAGAAAAAACTGCTCCCGGTATGCCCCAATGAACCTCCCAAGCCTTTGTCCCATATCCAGAATCCCGATTTCCGCCCAAAGGTCAATCAACCCGTTTGGTGCCGGGGTTCCAGTTAAGCCTATCATCCGTTCTACTTTCGGGCGGACTCTCCGAAGTGCTTTAAAGCGTTTCGCCCGATGGGATTTGAAAGAAGACAACTCATCAATTACTACCATATCAAAATCCCATCTATAATGATCCACCAGCCATTCCACGTTCTCCCGGTTTATCACATATACATTTGCCCGTTTTCCCAGTGCTGCCCTCCGCTCTTTTTCACTTCCAAGCACCCGGCTGATGACAATCCCTCTAAGATGTTCCCACTTTCCGCACTCCCCGGTCCAGGTATCCCTTGCCACCCGGAGAGGGGCGATAACCAATACCCGGCTGACCTCAAAATAGTCCAGCATTAATTCCCAAAGGGCGGTAAGCGTAATCACTGTTTTACCAAGACCGCAATCTAAAAATAATGCCGACACCGGATTTTTGATAACAAATTCTGCAGCGTATTTCTGGTATTCATGTGGATTGTATCTCATCCAGCACACCTCCTATCTGCTCAATTCCATCTATGCAATAAACAGGAAAGCCTAATGCCTCCAACTGCTTTTTCCTTTTCTCCTGCAGCGGGCGCAGCTTCTTTCCTGGGGCTTTCAGTTCCACAAAGCCACACCTGCCACCGGGCAGGAGCACCAGACGATCCGGCACTCCATCCAATCCGGGAGAAACGAACTTTGCCGCAATGCCACCGATTCTTTTTGCTTCCGTTCTTAATTTTCGTTCAATCACATTTTCCTGCATTCTGCCTGCTCCTTTCCCTGATGGAACAACCGGAACAAAAAGAACAATATTTTCTTATATTCCTATACGTGCGTATTACACATACACAGATTCTCTTATTTATTATTTTTTATTACTCTATAAGTAATTCTTGTTCCCTTGTTCCAAAATATCATCTAATCCTCAATTTATATGGCTTTCCTACATAGAACCATTTCAAGAACAATGAAATACCTGTTCCCTTTGTTCCGGTTAGCACCAATTTCCAGTCAACAAGTGTGCAAATTTTGTTGTTCTTTTATCCCTGTTCTTGTTCCCTGACATAAGTCCGCTGTTTCCCATATATCGGAAATACATACATCCCGTTTTTAGTTGCCGTATACTTTTCCCATCCTTCAATTTTCCGCATAATACCACTGATTTCATAGGAATCTATCTTTTTTAAAGCAGAAGTATCCCGTCCAAAGCACTCACACCAAATTTCCATATTACAGACCATTTTTCTTCGCACTGTTCCAGTCCGACCGGAACCACCAAACTCACCGCCATTTAAGAAATTTCTCCTGTCATAAAGGCTCATAGTATCCCATTCCTCCGGCAGTAATGTATCCAAATAGGTTCTCACCAGACCTTCCCGGTCATCCGTTTCCATGGCTTCCGCCTGCTCAGATGTTGCCATTGCAGCCACATCTCCCTCTAAAAACAGATTTTCACTGCTTTTGTAAGCGGACTTCGCTTCCGCCCATATCTGCACAACCTCTTCTGTTGTAATCTGCCAGGGCTTCTTTTCACTTTGCCCATTTACCCGTACAGGCCAAAATCTGCGGTTGCCAGTAATATCCCGCAGAAAACCGCTCTCTGTATTGGTACTTCCCACAATTACACATTGTCTCGGATGGCTCTCTACATTCAATCCATAGCTGGCACGATACTTATCATCCACACGGGACAAAAAGGACTTCACTGTTTCCACATCTGTCTTTTTCATTCCGGCAAGTTCACCAAGCTCCAATATCCAATACCCCTGCAGCTTCTCCGGTCCGGACTTATCCCGCATATCTGTTAAGGTCAGGCTGTCTGAAAACCAGGCCCCTGCCAATTTGGCAAAGAAGGTAGATTTCCCGATTCCCTGCGGTCCATTTAAAATCAGTACACTGTCAAACTTCGCCCCCGGTTGATAAATCCTGGCTACTGCCGCTGTCAGTGTTTTTCGGATGACTGCTCTGGTATAAGCAGAATCTTCGGCTCCCAGATAATCTGTAAGCAATGTATCAATTCTCCTGGTTCCATCCCATTCCGGGAGACTTTCCAGATATTCCTTCACCGGATGATACGCACGTTCAGAAGCCACAGCTAATAAGGCATCTTTCGTCTTGGATGGGGCATAGATGCCATAACTTTTGTTTAAATACACCTTAAGCGATGCAAAGTCCGAATCATTCCAACCTGGCTTAATCTGTTTCCATGGTAATTTTATCCCTGCGTCAATCCCGTCCCTGTGGAGATTAAATGCAATGGATTGTAGATTAGCGTTATTTCGGATCGTAACCACCAGATTATCTAACGTATCCTTTACCTTACCCTGACGATCCAGTTCCAACAGAGTCTGCCAGTCCTCTGGTGCTGTAAATTCAGACTGTGCTATTTCTTCCCGCTCTCTGGCAAGCTCGGCTTTTACTTTTTCTTCCGATACAACGAATTCACTCATCGCCTTAAAAGATGGGAGTTTTCCAGCTTCCATACTTTCATCCGCCCGTTTATCCAACTCTCCAAATTTATGGATACGCACCATGTCAAATGCATTCATGAGCATTCCACAAGCCGGGTCAGTGGCATGATGGGAGTATGCATATTTCCCTTCGTAAACAACTACTCCTGCCTGGGAATCCGCCGGAATATAATCATATCTCCCCGCCATCTGGCTGGCTTGGTACACATCAGGAAGAAAAGCTGTAATCGCACTTTCTATGTCATATGCCCTGCAAAACGCACCAATAATACCCGCTTTCGTAATTGGATCTGCCTGTTTTTTTATTTCCCTCTGTACGATGGACTGCTGCCTGCTGCTGACCGGCCACTGTGCTGAATCCCGCCAGTTCTTATACTTGGCAAGCACCGTATCCGGATTAAGCAGCTCTCCTTCAATATCCCGGAAATAGAATTCACCATTTGCCGAAGTGCTGGGCCAGTACATTAAGCGGGATGGCTCATAAGTGGTATCGTCAAACAATTCCATGCCGATACCCTCTGCTACTTTCCTGCCCACAGCCTGATATTCATCCGGTGTTACGTTTCTGGAGAAAGGAATAATCAGGCGGAGCCTTGGTTTTTCCGATGTGTGTTTATGGGTAGAATATATCAGGCAGCGGAAATCAAAGAACATCTCT